GCGCCCTCGCGCGCTGCCTTGGCGGCCAGCGTGCCGAGCAGCCGCTCGCGGGCGGCGATCTCGCGGTCGATGTCGCGCGCCGCGGCCTGGCCCTCGGCGCTGTCGTTGTACTGGGCGCGGCGCTCGCGCAGGCGGGCGATGGCCACGCGCTCGATGGCCTCGGCCAGCGAGATGTTCTGCTGCGCGGCGACGGCCGCGGCTTTCTCCTCGTCCTCCAGGCCCTGCGCGCGGTCGTTCAGACCCTTGAGGCTCTGCTCGGTGGCGTCGCGCTGCTTCTGCAGGTACTCGTCGATCGCCTGCTGTTCCTTCTTGCGGGCGTCGATGCGCGCCGCGGCGATCTCCTGGGCCGACTTGAGCTCGGCGGCCTGCAGGTCGATCGACTCCTGCGCGGCCACCCGCAGCGCGATCTCGGCCGCCACGGCCTGGCGCTGGGCGAAGGTGAGCTTGCCCGCCTCCTTGGCCAGCTGGTCGACCAGGCGGATCTGCAGCTTGCGTGCCTCGGTGGCCTTGCCGCCGGTCTCGATCTCCTCTTCCTGCGTGGCGGCGAGCTTCTGCAGCTCGCGCACCAGGTCGGCGTAGACGTCACGAGTGGCGCCGACGCTGGCCTTCGTCTTGTCGGCAGCGACCTGGGCCTTGACCTCGCTCGCCCTCAGCCGCTCGTACTGCGCGCTGAGGGCTTCGTAACCGGCGCCGGCACCGAAGGCCTGCACGTCCTGCTGGGCCTGCCCGGCGCCCCCGTACACCGCCGCCAGCCCGGAACGCGGGGCGCTGCCGCGGCGGGTCTCGACGTTCTGCTGCGCGCGGGACAGCGCGCCCTCGGCACCGCGCAGGAGGTCCTGCGTGGTCTCTTCGCGCCCGAAGTTGAGCATCGCCGACCAGGCCTTGCCGGCCGAGTCGGCGATCTGTAGCCACGCCTTCGACAGCAGGCCGAGCCGCGGCTCGAGTTGCCCGGCGCGGTTCTCCAGCGCATCGGCGTAGGCGTTGATGGCCACTGCCGCCGCCTGCGCCGTCTTGCCCTGCTCCTCCAGGGCCTTGACCTGCTTGTACGCCGACGCGGTGAGGAAGTTCTCGGCCTCGTTCAGGCGGATCAGCGCGGCCAGCGGGTCCTTGCCGAGAGCGGCGAACTTCTTGGCGGTCTCGTCGGCCGCGGCGCCACCGGCGCGCTCGAAGCGAATCGCCGCGCCGGCGGCTCGGCCCAACTGCTCGGCCGCGACGTTGCCGCTGGCCGCCAGCTGCGTGAGCACCTCGGCGGCCTTGCCCTGGCTGCCGGCGATCGCGGCCTGCGCCCTGGCCAGATCATTGAGCTGCCCGACCGTGGTGCCGGCGGCATTGCCCGAGAGGATCAGCGCCTTGGCGTAGGCATCGCTCTCGGCCTTGCCCTGCTTGAATGCCACCGCGAGCACGCCGACGGCCGCCGCGAGACCGCCGACCACACCGACCAGCGGCGTGATGCGGCCAGCCACGCCTTCGAGCCCGCCGAAGGCGATGCCCAGCTGCGACACGCGCTGCGCCGCCTCGCCGAGCGCGCCGCCGGCGCCGCCGCCGAGCGCGCGCACCGCGTCGCCGAAGTTGCGCGCCAGCAGCCGTGACTGGCGCGAGGTGAGGTCGGCCGCATCGCCCACGCGCGACAGGCTCTGCGCGGCCTGCTGCGCGCCGGCCTGCACCTGCGGCACGCCTTCCAGGCCGATCTTGATGCGGATGTCGGAGGTCATCGCTGCTGCCGGGCCTCGTTCAGGGCCTGCGTGATGCGGCGGTTGCGCTCAGCCAGCCATGCGGGCTCGATCTCGGCCACGTCGGCGAGCACGCGCTCGCGGTCTTCGGCGGGCAGCGCCCAGCAGGCTGGGTGCGCACGCACGCCCTGCCAGTCCAGCCCGGTCGGACGCTCGGCCGCCCACCGGAACTGGGTCTGCACGGCCTGCCAGAGGCGGAACGCGGCCACGTGCTCGGGCCACAGGTAGAAGACCTCGGGCTCGGCCGGCTGGCGCTGCGATGCGACCGCGGCGAGCCGCGCGAGGCCCGCGGCGCGGTTGACGGCGCGGGCGTCTGCCGGGTGGGGCGGCGGCTCTGGATCAGGCGGCGGGCGCTGCTCATCCGTCTCTCCGTTGAACGCGCCGGCTGCCAGCAGCTCGGCCAGCCGGGTCAGTTTCCCAGCTTGGCCTTTGGGCCGATCGCCTCGAGGTAGCGCGCGAGAACCAGGCCCGGGATCTTGCCGATCACCTCGTAGAGCGCGTCGAGGGCCTGCTGCCCAGCAGGCGGCGACTTGCCCTCTTCGTCCACCACCGGCGGCTCGCCGATCCAGGCCACCATGCGCACCTTGGCGTCCTTCGACAGGAAGTCGCCGACGGTGACATCGCCGGTGGGCTCCTTCACGCGATCGGCCTCGGCCTTGAACCCGAACTCGCGCTCGGTGCCGTTGTCGTTCAGCGTCCAGCGGACATCGAAGGCGACGCGATTCGAGACGACCAGCTTGTAGGCCATCGCTCAGGCCGTGAAGCTCGTGAAGATGCCTTCCATCGAGACCGACACGCGGCGGCGCAGGATGCGGTCGAAGATGGGCAGCGACGAACAGGAGACCGTGCCGTAGGCGTAGCCGTAGGTGGGGCCGCCCAGCACGAAGCGGAAACCGAGTTTCGCCTGCGCTCTGGAAGCGGCCAGCAGCAGCGACTGGTCGGTGCGGCTGTCGTCGAAGCCGAGAACCATCTCGAAGCTCGAAGGGTTGAACCCAGTTGCGATGCGCACGCCGTTGCGCTTGTCGAACGGAGAAAGCTCTTCGTAGCGCGCATCTCCACCGCTGGGCGTGATTTCCAGGATCTGTCCCAGCGCCTGCCAGCCGCTGATCTTGTAGGCGTTGCCGGTGTCGGTGCCGGCCGGATAGAACGTCGTGTTCGACGTGTCGTAGCCGGCGAGCTCGAAGGTGTCCGTCGTCTTGTTGGTGACGCGGAAGATGCTGTAGTTGAAGTCCTCCCAGTCGGTGACCAGCAGCACCTCGTCGGTGTTGTTGTAGCCGTGGGCGGTGGCCGTCACCACGCCCGGGTCGGCGTTGGTGATGTTGCTGATCGCCTTGGCGGACGCCAGGCCCGTCGTGATGGCGAAGGAAGAGCCGACGAGGGAGAGGTAGGACATGGCTGTCGCTCCTGGGGGTCAGAGGAAAGTGGTGGGGTCGCCGAGCGGCGTGATGTAGAAGGCCTCGAAGACCTGCACGCCGCGGCGGATGGGCTTCTCGCCCTCGTTGCCGTTGCTGTCGGCCGAGGTGTAGGCGCGCGGGTGCACGTGCTTGACGCCGGCCAGATCGCCGGAGTCGAACGCGGCACTGATGGCGGCCTCGACCTCGGCGCAGAGGTCGTCGCGAGCGCCGGCGGCGTTGCTGGACTGCTGCACCTCGGAGATGACGACGAAGCGGTAGCTGCGCGCGACATCGGCCACGGTGCCCAGCGCGTTGATCTCCTGCGTCTCGGTGACGCTGCTGTCGCTGTAGTTCGAGCCGAAGTCCTCGACGACGAGCGCCGGGAAGGTGCTGCGCGGGTTGTACGGGTGGTCGAACACGCGGGTGCCGGCGGCCGTGCCGGCGCCGGCCAGCGCGGTGACCACGGCTTCGCGGATGGCGCGGCGCGCGTGCGTCATGCCGACACCTCCAGCCGCAGCACGGCCAAGCCGGTGCCGTCTGGCTCGACGTTGCGGATCACGTAGGTGTCGGCGCCGTCCACCAGCTGCGTGGTGCCCTCGACCACGCCGTCGGCATCGGCCGCGGCGCAGACGAAGGTCGGGTCGGTGGTGGCGATGCCGGCGACCTCGTGGTAGCCGCGCTCGAGCAGGCCCAGCACGTCGGCGCTACCGATCTGCACCTCGGTGCCGAACTCGGTGGCGTCGAAGAAGGGGGCGAAGCTCTCGACCATGGGCATGGTCAAGCCTCCCGCTTCGTGGTGGAGCGCTTCGGGCCGCGGGGCGCGTTGCCCGCAGGCTGCTGCGGCTCGGCGACGACAGGCTCAGCGAGGTTGCGCGGCAGCTCGCCGTCGAGCTCGAACACGGCCCCAGGCTTGAAGTCGAAGGGCATCAGCACGTTGCGGAAGCCATCGGCGGCCGGAAGCTCGACGAGGTGGCGCGCGTTGAACGCCTGCTCGTCGTTGAGCTTCACGCGGTCACCGACTCTCACGGTGACCTTGCTGACGGCCCGGTAGATCACAGGACGGTCCCAGCGTCAGGCCATCGTCACGTAGCAGGCACGCTGCCAGTAGCCGTAGCCGACACCGCGCCAGGCGTCGATGCCGAACTGCCAGGCGTCGTTGTCGAACTCGAACTCGCTGCCCTCGGCCTTGGCCTTGAGCTCGACCTCCTGCTCGGTCTGGCGGATCAGGCCCTTGATGGGGCTGTCGGTGCGCCAGACGGCGAAACTGTCGGTCCAAGTCAGCCGCGTGTTCATCGCCACGTTCACGCGGAAGTTCGCGATCAGGTTGGCGTTCAGGTTCTGCTGCAAAGCCATGGTGGTCATGGTCGCGGTGGCGGCGACGGCGACCATGTACAGGCTGGCCGGCACCATCACGAGGAACTCGCGGGCGTTCTCGTTCATCGGCTCGCCGCGGTCGTCCTTGAAGGTCAGGATCTGCGTGATCCCGGCCAGGATGGACTGCTGCATTTCCTCGACCGACGGAGCGGTCACCGAGCCGTGGACGGCAGCCGGCAGCGCGCTGATGTCGACGCTGATGTCGTTGCTCTGGCTGCCCGAGTCGCCCTCGGAGTGGTCGGTGTCGAAAAAGAACTGGCCGTCGTAGCACGCGGTGGACGGTGCGGCCAGGATCAAGGTCGACAGCAGGCTGGCCCAGTGAGTGACCGCGCGGTCAGCGAACTCCATCACGCGCGCCTGGATCTGGGGGGTCTTGTCGCGCCGCGCGTCGCGCTTCGCGATCTCGATCGTCGCCTCATAGTGCTTGTTGACGATCGTCAGGCCCTGGCCGTTGAAGCCCTTCGCCTGGCGTTCGCCGACCCACTCGCGCATGGCGGGCGACTGGCCGAGGAAGTTGTAGGTCTCGCTGGCCTGGTCGCTGGCGAACAGGTTGGAGACGCCGCCCATCCAGGCCAGACCGGGGTCGGTCTCCAGGCGGGCGAAGTACATGCCCATGATGGCACGGCTCGAGAGGGCAGATTGGTCCATGTTCGCGTTCCTCGGGTGAGCTGGTCAGGGTCGGTGGATCAGGCCTCGCGAGCCCATGTGCCGCGCAGCTCGGTGACTGCGTAGCCGTCGGCGTCGCCGAAGTCCAGCGTGACGAAGTCGCCCCGGCGCTGCGTGGCCTTGGTCAGGATCAGGTCCTTGTTGTCGGCGCCGGAGATGTCGGGGCCGAGAATCATGTCGGCCGCCTGCGGGCTGATCGTCACCGCCGTGGTGCCGAACGCGCCGACCGCCAGGATGGTGATGCCGTTGAGACCGTCGGCGATGGCCGGCAGCGTCAGGGCGTCGCCGTCACCGTCGGCCGTCACGCAGAACAGCTTGCCGGTGTCCTGTGCGTCGAAGGTCTTCGTGCCGGTCAGCTCTTCGCGCATCGTCTTGTGGGCCCACGGGTCCTTGAAGCCCAGCGCGTCGAACTCGACCACCACCACGCCGGAGCTGACGTAGCGCTTCACGAAGCCGATGAAGACACCGCCCACCGGGCTGAAGACGAACGTGTCGTCGTCGGTGGCGTAGATCGGCTGGCCGACGTCGGTGGCGAGTGCGCCGCTGACGGAGAGCACCACCTGGCCGGCGTCGATCAGATCGACGTTGATGGCTGCCGCAGCGCCGGCGCTGTTGTCGGCCTTGCGCTCGGCGAAGCCGACGAACTCGTCGCCAGCAGCCAGCGGCCGGGCGTGGCCGGTGCCGACCACCATGCCGACCGCTGCGCCCTCGTAGATGATGTCCGACGCGATGACCGGCAGGGCGTTGGTGCGGCCCACGCCGTAGGTGCGCGGCTTGTTGACGGAAAGCGTGGTCATATGGGGACTCCTTCGGAGGGGGTCAGGCGGCCAGGCGGCCGGTCAGAACGCGGACCTTGCCGGCCTGGGCGGCGCGGGTGTAGGCGGTGAAGTCGGCGAGGCTGGTGAACTCGGCGCGGACTGCGGCGTCGCCGTCCCACTTGGCTTTGCAGCGGTCCTCGAGCGACTTGCTCGTATCGGCCATCGGGTCGGGCTGCGTGGCCTCGATCGCAGGCGCGGCGGCCGGTGCGGCGGGCTTGGGCGCATCCAGCGCCAGGGCTCCGGCAGCGCGGGCGCGCAGGTCGCGCTCGGCCTTCATCACCAGCAGCGCGGCGCCACCGCCGTCGGTCTTGCCGTCGAACTTGAGCGAAGCGATCAGCGCCTCGTGGCCGGGCAGCAGCGCCGACTCGACGGCCTGGATGCGGGCGCGCTCTTCGGCGGCGCCTTCGGCCTTGGCGGTGGCCAGCTGCGCGGTGAGGGTGGCGACCTGCGCGGAGAGTTGCTCGACGGTCTGCTGGGTCATGGGTTCATCTCCTGAGGGGAGGTCGAAGAAGGTGGACTCGGTGCGCGGATCGGCGCCCAGGGTGACGATGGAGACCTCGCGCACCTGGCCGTTGCGCAGCACCGTGACGGGGCCGTTGAAGACCTGGCCGTTCACGTTGACCTGCTTGCCCTGGGGCACGAACTCGCGGTTGAAGGCGTAGATGCCGACCGACATCTCGAACGGCACGCCTCGCTGCGCGAGCCTGGCGATGCGCTCGGCCGTGGTGCCGGCCATGTCGCTGAACACCTGGCCGCCGACGACCATGCGGAAATCCTGCGTGGCGGCCTGGTCGATGACGCCGATGATCTCGCTGCGGATGTGCGAGTCCAGCAGCGGCATCTTCTGCTTGTACGTGGTCGACGCCATGTCGATCACGATTCCGTAATCGGGCACGAAGCCGCCGGAGTAGGCGGTGCCGCTGAACTTCGCCGGCAGTCCACCTGCGGCGGCCGGCTTCAGCTCGATGGGAGCGCCCAGCAGGACAGCGTCGACGCGCTGCGGGGCCTCGAGGTGCTGTGTGCGGGTAGCTTGCGTCACGATGGACGGCAATCTATCGGCGCGCCCTGTGCCACATCTAGGCAAACGTGGCACCGCCTCAGACCAGGCGCATCAGCAGCAGGGCCTCGTCTTCGTCCTCGTCGAATCGACGCCGCCGGCGAGGGCCGCCGCCACCTGCCGGAGATGCGCGCGGCGCAGGCGGCTCTGGCTCAGGTGGCGCTGCAGCGGCTGCGTATGCACCGCCGGCCCAGAAGGCCAGCAGGCCGCGGTAGCCTGCCTGTGTGGCCGGTACCGCAGGCGCCGACGCACCACCGACCCACGGCGCGACGAGACCGCGGAAGCCCGCCTGAGTGGCCGGCGCCGGTGGTGCGCTCGCCCCTCCGACCCAGAAGGCGAGCGGGCTGCGGTAGCCGCCCGCCATGCGAGACCCTTACGCCGGGTCGCTGCCCGTGATCGGGTCGGCGCCGGGGCTCGTGCTCAGGGCCGACGTCCACGCCGTCGTGGTGTCGTCTTCCTTGGTGACGGTGAGCGTGGTGCCGCTGACGCTCCACTTGTTGCGGATGTGGCGCAACGCGTTGAGCGGGCTGCGACTGTTGGTGTCGCTGACGGCGCTCATGTCGCGGTTGAGCAGTGCGTCGGCATTCTGCGTGGCGGTGGGCGCCGCGGTGTAGCCCGACGTCGCCAGCCGGGTGCTGATGGCGGCATCGAGGAACGTGCCCACGATGTACCCGGCCTGGCCGGCCGAGTAGGCGCCCGGGAGCGCAGTGATCCACGGGTCTCCAGCCGCGCCGGCAGCCGCCAGCGCTTCGCCGGTGGAACCCGCGCCTGCGTGGCCAGCGATGGCCTCGTCCCAGACAGCATCGGCGATCTCGGCGGCAGACGGGATGTCGCCGGTGGCCGCCGGGCTCGCCGGTAGGTTGTCGGTCTTGGCCTTGATGGCGGCGACCTCGGTGTCGATGTAGCCGGCGACTGTGGCGAGGTTCGATGCCGTGGCCAGCGTGGCGATCTGCGTGTCGAGGTTCGCACTCGCCAGGCCGACGGCGCTGCGGGTGCCCGCGGCATCGAGCGGCGCGGTGTAGCTGGCCGATGCCAAGCGCGTGCTGGTGGCCACGTCAATCCGGCCAGTGACCGTGCTCGTCAACCCGACATCAGACAGCGCTGTGTCGGCCTCGGCGTTGACGCTGGCTTTCTGCGTTGTCGTGAGGTCAAGCGCAGCGTTGAACGCGAACGATGCAGAGTTGAGCGCGTAGGCCCCGCCCGTGACCTGGGTCTGCGTGAGGGTGCTCGTGCCGATAGTCGCGCCTGGATCGTGGGATGCAAGGGTGAACAGCGTCGTCGACGCCCACGCCGTGCCGGCGATGTGCGTCGTGTTGACCTCCGGCCGGCCGCTGGAGAACGTGCCAGCCGTGCCGCCGAAGTGCGTCACGTCCACCTTCGCCACACCGGCGCTGCTCTCGGCCGGCACGATGCGGAAGGTCGCGGCGATGAAGTTGACGGTCTGCGAGTCCACCGTGACCGCGCTGACGATCACGGTGTAGAACGAGCCGGCGGCGAAGAAGCCCGAGTCGGTGTTGTCGCCGGTGTCGATGGAGAACGCGTGAATGCCCGTCGTGCCGTCCACGTCGATGCCGTCGGTGTCCAGCAGCGTGTAGCCGGCATCGCTGGCCCGCTGCGTCATCGACGTGCCCTTGTAGATCTCGACGTCGGTGACGGCCAGGCCGGTGAGCGTGACGCTGGCGCCGGTGGAGCCGGCGTAGCTCGCGAAGAAGACTGGCAGCACCGCGCCGAGCGGGACGGGTCCGAAATTGATCATTGGACGAGCCTTCCGCCGATGAGCGGGCTATGCAGGAGCCGGCCGCGCCCGATGAGCGGGCCCGTGATCCCGGCAGCTGCGGCGGTTCTGGACAGCACGCTGCGCCGCCGCGGGAACAGGGTGCCGTAGTAGTCGCGCGAGATCTCCATGCCCTGCGTGCGACTCGGCAGCGTGCCGCTCCACATGGTGGCCTCGATGATGGTTCCGAGCATCACTTCGCTGGTACCAGCCCCGCGACATCCCAGAGTCATGAACTTGACGCTGAGTTTGTTGTCGACCACGCCCGCATAGGTCAGGATGTGCTTGCCGTTGGCATAGATGTAAGTTGACCCATCTGCGATGACCTCGATGGCGTGCGTCGTGCCTGCCGTGAAGCCAGCGAAGCTGGACGTCGCTAGCAGTGCGGACGCCTCCGCGAGCAGCTCGATCTGCCCGGATGTGTTGATCCGTACCTGGATACCGTTGTCGCTGCCGTTGATGCCGAAGATGGTTCGATTCGACGAGATGTCCTCGACGTTGAACAGCACCGCAACGGCGTAGCGCTGACGCTCCGGGAAGTCGGCGAAGGTGTGCGAGATGCCGGAGCCAGAAACGCCGTCGACCCGGATGCCGCGCCCCCACGGCGTGTTGCGCGCGGAGTGACCGACGTAGTTGCTGCTGCTGATCGGGGTAATGCCGGTCGTGACATGGTTGCGCCCCAGCGCACGCAAGTTCACCCACGGCCGCGGGATCGCATCCGACAGCAGCGTGCCGATCGCCGGCTGGTCGCGCTGGATGGTCCGGTAGCCGTAGGCCGTCATCACTGGCCCTCGTCGAAGACCGGCTGCAGGTAGAAGACGAAGTTGCTGTCGGTGGCGTTCGTCGTGCTGCCTGCGTCGTTGTATCCGACCATGTTTAGGTAGCGCGCGCTGGTGGTGAACTCACCGAACCCAATGCATTTCTCGCTGGCTGCGGCGTTCTCGCTCACGACGTAGCCGATGCCCTTTAGGTTGCGGCGCATGTCCACATCGCCCAGCGCGGCGTCGGATGTGCCCACATCGCCGGACATCCGGCTCGACGCGTTGTCGAGCGCCTCGGCGATGTACAGCTCGAGGCCGCGGCCCTGCGTGGGCGTGGCCTGGAACTGGACCTCGCAAATCCACTTGAAACGGTTGGGCCGCGGTGCCGCACCGAGGTCGAACTGCGCAGACACGCGCCCGGCACCGTTGGAGATGCCCTCCATCGACCACGCGACATCGGCGCCCGACTCCCCGTTGATCTTGAGGGCGGTTCCGTTGTTGATGTAGACGGCAGAGGTCGCCATGTCAGACCTTCAGCGCGGCGATGTTGTCGTTCAGTGCCTTGCCGATGTCGTCGGGGGTGACGAGGCCAGTCCACGTCGGCACGCCGGGCGAAGCCACCGAAGCGGTACCGCTCAGGAAATAGGTCTCGCCCTTGCGCGCGAAGCGCTTTGCGATGGCCGCGACGTGCAGCGTCTGCGCGCTGGCGGCGCCGAAGATGGCGCCCACCGCGGCGCGCAGGTTCGGCAGCGTGAAGTCCGCGGATTCGCCCATGAACATCTGCGTCCAGGCGCCTTGCTCCGGGACCGATTGCTGTTTGTACGTGGTCCAGTTCCACGTGGTCGCCGAGCCTCCGGCCAGCGTGGCGTCGCTGGCGCTGTGGTAGATCTCGGCGCGGGTGACGTTGTTGCGCCAGATCACGCTGGCGGTGGCGGCGTTCAGCAGGTTGGCGCACTCGGTGTCGTTGCGCGCGTCACGCGCCGCGACGATGGCCGGATTCGTCTCGGCCTGCAGCTTCGTTCGGAGGATGAGGATCTCGGCGTCGGTCATGTGGCGTCCTTCTCGATCTGCACCGACCGCGTGATGCGCTCGGTGACGGTGTCGCGCTCGATGCGCGACGTGGTCTCGCGGTCAGGCATGGAGACGATGCGCATGTCGACCACGGCCGGCGCTGGCGCAGTCTCGAAGACGACGGTCGGCGCGGGCTGTTGCGGCACGTGCACGTGGGCCTCGACGACAGGCGCATCCATCTGCACCGCGGCCGGCTGGACGTCCACGTGGTTGTCGACCTTCACGTCGGGCGACTTCACGTCCAGCTGCACGGTGTGCTGGGCGGGCTGCAGCGTGACGGCGCCGGTGTGCACGGTGACGCTGGTCGGCTGCGCCGGCGTACGCAGCGCTTCGGCCTGGGCCAGCGCCAGGTCAAGCGTGGCCTGGTGCTGCTCCTGCGCGCGCCGGTCGGCCGCTGGGTCGGGCTTGGCCGGCTCGGGCTTGGGCGGCGCGTCGCCAGGGGCCTGCATGCCGGCCTCGCGGCGGGCCTTGGCCTCGCGGACCTGCTGCGCGTGCTTGGCTTCCCAGTCCACGCCGTCGAAGGCCTGGCTTTCGGCCTGCAGCGTGCTGATGCCCAGATCGACGCGGCCCTTGGCGGCGTTGACTTCCTTCTCGGGGTCGATGGAGCCGGGGCCGTCGCCCACCCAGTGCGCGTTGGACCAGGCGGCGCGCACGACCGGATCGGCGAAGAAGCCCGGCGCGGCGATGCGGCCGGCAGCCACCTCTTCCGACAGCCACAGGTCATAGACCGGCTGGCAGAAGTTGACGCGCAGGAACTCGCGCCACCCCATGAACATGCGCCACGCCATGAGCAGCGCGGCGCGCGCGGCGCTGTAGCTCGAGGTGTAGGACATCAGCAGCACCTCGGACGGCATGCCGATGGCCATGCCGATCTGCTGCACGCACGAGCGGAAGAACGGATCGAACTGCGGGTTCGGGCGGCCAGGCGCCGGCGAGGTGACTTTCTCGCCGGGCAGCAGGTTCATGATCTGCCCCGACTCGATCTCACCCGTCCACTTGGAGGCGCGGTCGACGATCTGCGACTGCGATTCCTCGGTGAAGGTGTCCGCGAAGGCCTGCGGGTCCATCTCGGCGAACAGGGCGAAGAGCGCGGAGTTGACGGCGGCGTCGAGCTCGGCCTGGGCGAAGCGGCTGAGCTGGCGCAGCGGCTCGAGCACGGGCCCGAGGATCGGCACGCCGCGGCGCAGGTCAGGCCGCAGCACCTTGTAGACGTGCAGCGCGTTGAGCCGGCCGGTGGCGGCGCCGCGGGCGGCGATGCGATCCCAGGTGCGCAGCGCGCCGGTGGTGAAGTCGCCCGGGTGCCGCGAGCACACGTGATAGGCGACGGCCTCGCCGGTGGTGGCGTCGCACTCGACGCCTTCGGTGAGGTTGGCGGTGTTGCTCTTGCCGCTGGGGTTGCTGATGCGGTCGGCCTCGATGACCTGCAGCGCCAGGCGCCGCGTGGTCTCGCCGGCGCGCTGCACCATGGGTGTGACGACCAGCGTGTCGCCGCTGCAGCAGACGGTGCGCAGCACCAGGTCCTGAAGCTCGTAGAAGGTCTGACGGCGGCCGAGGTCGGCGTCTTTCGCCGACGCCCAATGCGCGAAGCGGGCGGCGGTGTTCTCCTGCCACGCCTTGGCCTGGTCTTCGGTGAGACCGAGGAACTTCGCGTTGACGCTGGGGTTGCAGCTCAGGCCGGTGCCGACCGAGTGCGAGACGGTGGTGCCGATGGCCGCCGTGCCGACGGGGTGGTTGCGCTCGGCCTCGCGCGAGGCGGCGCGGAGCTTCGGCAGGTCGGCGATCACGTCCGACTCCGGCGAGCCGCCGAAGATCGAGGCGGTGGCCATCGAGGCGCGATCGCGCCGGGCTGCGTTGTAGCCTCCACCGGCCGCGGACAGCGCCTTGCGCGCGACCGCGCGGCGCACGGCCGCCACCGGATCGAACCAGCCGATCGCCCGGTCCAGGACGTTGAGGGTGACGGGTTCGCGCTTCATCGCGCGACGACCGTGCGCAGGCGGCTGCCGGCCGTCGACCGCACGGTCAACTCCTTGCAGCGGGCGTCCCAGGTCTTGATGCCGGCCTGGATCTCGCCGAGGTCGGCATAGGTCAGCGACCGTCCAGCGATCGAATAGGACTGCTTCGCCAGCACCGCCGCCTCCGCGGCGAGGTACAGGGAAAGCTGGGCCTCAGCTTGGGCGAGTGTGATGCCGGCCATCGCGCGCCAGTGTCGGCGCGTGGGGTGTGCCAGTTCTAGGCAAAGATGGCACCGAGACGAGTCATGTCAGGGCTTCCCCCTCCGCAGCCGGTACAGCGTCGAGCGGCTGATCCCGTGCCGCTGCTGGATCTCGGCCGTGGGCCGGTGCAGGTCGCGCAGCACCGCATCGCGGGCCTCCTCCCGCAGCAGCGGCGGCTCCTTCGGGATGTAGTACTTCTCGCCGCCGAGCGCCCGGTGCAGCTGGGGCAGCAGCACGCGCGCCTGTTCCTCCGTATAGCTGGGGCACTGCTTCATGACCTCGTGCAGCACGAACGCGAGCAGGTCATCGCTGCGCATTCGGGCGATCTCCGAACCGAGCCATGCCGTCGACGGAGATGCGGCGGGTAACGCCGGCTGCGACCAGGTGATCGCGCTTCGCTCCCGCCTTCTGCTCCGGCTGTTCGACGCGCACCGCCTCCTCGCGCCGCTGCCAGTCGCCATCCTTCCATCGGTCGATGCCAACCCAGTGCGCCGCGGCCAGGGCATAGACGGCGCAGTCGAGGCCCTCGTTGCGCCGGCCCGGCGGCAGCATCCACTCCATCCGCGGCCGGCCCTTGACGTAGCGGGTCACCAAGCGCTCGGCGGTGATCTGGTCGATCTCGTCTTCCGGCAGGTGCTTCGAGATGTGCACGTAACCGGGGCCCGGCGTTGCGACGCGCAGCCGGCCGTAGATCTCGGCCTTGGCCGTATCCACGCCCAGCGGCCACAGCTTCACCCCCTTCTTCATCGTCTGGCCGCGCCAGTTCACATCCTGCTGGGTGGGCTTCCCGACGATGGGCTTGCGCGGCTGGCTGGCACCCTTGATCGCGAGCACGTTCTCGGCCTGGTGCTCGCGGCAGTAGACGTAGACCGCCTGCGTCGAGTGGCCGTCGCTCGAGTCGACCATCGTGGCCAGCAGCGGAACCGCGGCGCCGTCTCCCGTCAGCACCGGCGTCCGCCGGTACTCGGTGAGAGCCGCCCACGGGCTGCCCTTGTCGCGCTCGCTGAGCGTCGGATCACCCCAGAAGACGGCGCGGTCGACAAGCTGCCGCTCCATGCCGCGCGCCCACGAGTAGAGCCTCGCCTCGACGCGGTCCTTCTGGACGTCGACGCCCAGGGTCATCACGCACCCGTAGGTGACGACCCGCAGCGGGATGTCTTCGGCGCGCCGGCGTAGGGCATGCTGGTCGGCCTTGTCGCCCTGCTCCTCGAAGGTCTCGGCCAGCCTGGTGTTGACGAACACGCGCAGCAGCGACACGTCGCCCCGTGACACCGCGCGCATGGCTGCGCACCACTCGGAGACGATGGTGCGCCACGACAGCCAGCCGAGCGGCGAATACAGCCCAGACAGGTGGAAGCCGCGCACCTTGCCGCCCTGCGCGCCCGGGTTCTCTGCCACCCAAACGCCGGCCGCGAGCATGGTGCGCTTCTCGTGCTCGCGGATCTCGCACCCGTGCGCCTGGCAGACGTAGCGAACGCTGGCCAGTAGCGGCTCACCGGACGCGTCGGAATCCCACTTGAGGCCGTGTTCCTTGTCGGCGCCGAACTCCAGCGGCTGATACGCCCCGCAGTGCGGACATGGGACGTGGTAGCGGCATCGGTCGGATGCGAGGTAGGCGCCCTCGATCCTGCTGAAGTCCTTCGTCGTGGGGGTCGAGCTACGGAGTCGCTTCTTGCGGGCGAAGGTGGTCTGGCGGGCCTCGGCCAGCTTCGACGGGTCGCCCTCGCCGTCCACGTCGAGCGGGAAGTTGTCGACCTCGTCGAGGTACAGGTCGCGCACAGGCGTCGATCGAAGGTCCGCGGCGCTGTTGGCGCCGGCGATGACCAGGATGCCGCCGTCGAACTCCTTCAGGAGGGTAGTGTTCGCCTTGTCGCGGCTGCGGTTGGCGGCCACCTTGCTGGCCAGCTGGTTGCTCTCGCTCAGCAGCGGCGCGATTCGATGCCGGCTGTTGCGCTTGGCGACGGAGTTCGTAGGCCAGACCACCATGATCGGGCCCGGGTTCGTGCCGATCGCCGCACCCAGGCAGTTGAGCATCACCGTGGTCTTCGACGTCTGCGCGGCCCACATCAGCACCACTTCCTCGACCGGGCTGCGTGCCGACATGCAGTCCTGCGGTTCGCGGGCGTAGGGTGTGCGGCTGACGCGATACGGTCCAGGCTCGGCCGACTCGTTGCCGGCCAGCCGCCGGTTCTGCTCGGCCCATTCGGTCACCGTCAGGCGCGGCGGTGGCGTCAGGTGCGTGCGCACCAGGTCGCGCGCCAGATCCGCCGAGGACTGCTCGAACTGCTCGGCGGAAACGTCTGCGACCCGCATCAGGCGACCTCAGAGACGCCAGCCAGCGCCGCGTAGATCTCGTCCTCGAGCAGCTGGTGGATCTTGCCCGGGTCTTCCTCCGCGGCCAGCACCGCCTCGAGCCGCGACGGGATCTGCAGCAGCGCCTCTCGAAGGCCCGACAGTCGGCGGGCCAGTTCGGAGCGCACAGCCTCCCGACTGACCAGTGCGCCGCGCGCCTCCAGTGCCTTGATCTGCGCCAGCTCGGCCTCGGCTCGCTCCCGAGCGACGCGCGCATCCATGTAGCCGCTGGGCTTGACCTCCGGCGCGTCTGCGTTGCCGGTGGGCCTCGGGCTGTCGATCTTCACGCGCTTGTTCTGCGTGATCCAGGCGATCGACGCCGCGGCCGTCGCCACGGGCATGCCCTGCTTCTTGTAGAGGGCGAGAACCCGCTCCGAGAGCCCGGTGGCGTCCGACAGCGCTCTGATGGTCAGCTTCTGGGGCATTCATGAACGATCAGAAATCCCACCCACTAGCGATATCGGGCGGCGCGAAGCGACC